ATCACACGTTATGAAATAAAAACTGAATCTGAAATTCAAAAAGATGTTACTCTAACTAGACTATTAGCATTAGGCATTTTTGCTTTTGGTTTGAAAAAGAAAACTGAAATTAATAATAGTTATCTTATCTTATCCTATGTGCAAAATAATGTACCAATTGACTGCATATTTAAAAATACTGTTAACAATCAACAATTAGGTAACATTATTAGTACGCTCAATCGGTTAAAAATTGAACAAAATAGTGTACAAAATAATTAAAGGGATACAAAAAATTTGTATCCCTAAATGAATCGTTCACCCCTTTGACATAATTTCAGGATTAATGTATTGTTCCCCGAAAATATATACCCAACTTGCACCATCTGCTATATTATCTGCTGTTTCATCGGCAGGAAGTAACCTTATTTTGCGTTCTAACTGTGCAATTCTGTTCTGTATGCTTTCGGCAAAATCCATGATAGATATATCTTCATTTTTATAGTTCTTCATAAGGTTTGGATTATTAGCAATTGCTTCAAGTACACTTAAAACAGTAGAATATATCGCCCTTTTAGCGGTGTTTGACGTTGGGTCATAATCAGCACTAGGATTAGTAATACCGTTTTCCTGTGCAAGTATGCTTAATTCATTATCGGTAAAGGTAATATCCTGTAATTCAAGTTTAATTCTTTCAAGGTAAGTCATAGTAAATTCCTCCTGTACTTGTTTTTGACATAAAAAAAGTACCTTTATCCAAAAGGTCAAAATGTTCTCTTGAAAGGTACTTTAAATTTATAAATTAATTATTATTTGAAGTTATTTCATTGATTTTCTTATTAATAGCACATAATGCTTTAAGATAAAAATTAATTTTATCTTTTACATTATTACATTTTTTCTCAATCTCGTAATGGTTAATTTTATTCTGTTGCATAAGATAATTTTCATAAAAACAACCTTTTACGTAATTTTTATAATCTTGAATAATAGGATTTATTATACTTTCAAGTTCTCTTATTATTTCATTTTTAATTTCATTATAAATTTCTAAATCAATTTTGGCATTTTTAGCGGTATCTCTATTAAATACCAAAGAATTACTTGTTATTAATTCGCATTTTTCAATTATATCCATATAAATACACCCCACATTTGTATTTTAAAATCTGGTTTTTCAGATATTAAATAAAAGATATAGTGAATCAATTAACTAAAATAAACATATACATTTATTAATATCTTTTCCCCGCTTCCCATTTTTTTCCACACATTAAACAAGTAATTATAACTTTTCTGCTACCAATTAATCCTCCTAATAAACCAACGGGACCTAATAATAAACCTCCTGCTGCTGCTTTTCCAAGTCCGAAACCTTTATTACCTGCTGCAATTTGAGTTGAACCACACCTCGGACATTTTAATATTATATTATTAGAGGAAGTAGCAATATTTTTGGAATCACCAAATATAAAATCAGAAACATTTCCACAAAAACATCTTATTGGAGGATTTAATTTAAAACCTTCATTTGTAGAATTACAATATTCTCTCTTAATTTTTAATACTTTGTTACATTTCTCACATTCAGCATTTATATAATTACTATCTTCGCTAAAATATTTCATTTAAACCCCTCCCTTTAATCTACCTTATAATATACTTTTTTTATTATACCATACATTATAGTTGAATAATATCTATTATGAAAAATTTTTCAAACGGTGAGAAATAGGTTTGCTAGCGGCACAAAAATCAAAATGGGGTATCAAAATGTATGTTTAATTACATTTTTGTAAAACAATAGTCAATACTAATTTTTTAGAAGAAAAAATAAAGGTATTGCTGCGTAGTAATACCTTTAAAATTTTTTCTAATAATCGTTGAGTTTGGGTCTCTTACATTTTATATATTTAAAACTAAAGTTATTGTTTGCTATCTCAATCAAGACAATATCATTAACCGCTAAGTTTAAGCCTTCAACTGCATATATATTATGTATATTATCATTTATCTTGACTTTATAAGAACCATCTTGATTAGTTCCAATAATAACGCCAAATTCAGTTTTATTATATTTTGCTTCTCCAATTAATTTCTGGATGTATTTATTTAAAGATTTTACAAAATCAATTAAATTTGCTGTCATAACATCACCCGTATTGAATCATTAATTGATTTAGTTTTCTGAACATTTCAGAAGGATCATTTGCATGAATGTGTAAATTTTCAAAATGATAATGCGTTTCTTTCGTTTGAGGCTGTACTGTTTTCATTTCATTGTTGGAATTATACGGATTATATTTTGCAGGTACTATCATTTCACCCTTATGAATAAAAGCTAGCCCGTCATTAGGCACAAATGGCGTTCCTACGTCATAACTGGGTACAGTATATGTAGTGCTACTATTGCTAGACATTTTCGATTGACTTTGTTGCCAGAAAAGCAATTTGCTTTTAAGCCAGGAAACAGTATCGTTAACCCATGATTTTATGTTGTCCCATACTGATTTTAAGCCATTCCACATGCTGTTGAATATGTTAACTCCAATGTCATAAAACGATTTACCAAGATTGTTAAACCATTTGAAAAGATTATTAAAAGAATCTGAAAACCAACTAGTAATACTGCTCCAAATTAATTTTATGCCTTTCCACAACCCATTCATGATATTTTTGCCAAGTGTTGTGAAAGTATTGACTGCTATTGTAAGTATTAGTTTTATAGCATCTATAGCAATATTAAAAGTATTTTTTATCAAGTTCCAGAAATTTTGTGCAATGCTAACTAATGCTTTTCCCATTCCTTCCCAGTCGCCTTTTAACAACGCTGTGAAAAACTGGAATATGCCTTTTATGATGTTTAAAACTGATTCAATATTAGTTTTCAATGCTATAAAATATTTCTGAGCAAATGCAACTATATCAGCACCCCATTTATTCCAAAATGTTTTAATAGCATCAATAAAAATCTGAATAAACTGCTGTATTGAACCTAATGTTTCAGTTATTATTTGTTTAATATTACTAAAACTAGTATTAGTTGAAGATTCTGTTTGAGAAAAAGTCGCTATTATATTTTTTATTATTTGAATAAATGGATTCAATATATTTCCGATAAAATTGATTGCATTTTCAACGTAACCTACAATTACAGGCATGTTTGCAGTTACCCACTTTAAAATTTCATTTATTACAGGCATGAATTTTTCGCCCAATTCTTGCACTAATCCAGTAAACTGCTTTTTGGCTAATTCTATTTGAACATTTAAGTTATTATCAAATTCTGCGCTTGCTTTTGTTACCGTACCTGCTGCACTATCCATAGTCACAATGAAATCTTGTAGATTTTTCGTACCGTCTAAGGCATTAGCCATTGCCACGCCTGCTCTAGCTCCGAACAATTCAACTGCTTTTTGCGCTCTTTCTGTAGGGTCTTTTATTGATTGGATATCAGCTAAAAGTTTTCTAAATTCTTCAGGTGATTTTACTTGTTTAGCTGCATATGTGAAAGCTGTCATTGCTTGTCCTGCATCCAAGCCAGACGAAGCAAAAAGATTCATAATTCCGTTTGTTTCTTCGAAACTTAATCCTAGTGCTTTCGCAGCAGGAGCAACACCCTTTAAGGCTTCCTGAACCGCTACTAAATCTGTCCCGAATTCTTCGTTTGATTTTTTAAGCATGTCTAACGATTTTGCGGATTCTTCGGCTGTCAATCCCCAAGCATCGCTAATATCATCTATAGCTTGAACAACATCAGTATTTGCTTGCCCTGTTGTTTTTGCATAGTCCATGTATGCCTGTTGATACTTTTTAATCTCATCCGCAGTCAAACCCATGCTTTTCTTTAACTCTGCTGCTGTTGCTACTATATCTTCCATGCTGTCAGTATTAGTTTTATATAAATCCTGCGCTAATTTTCGTATTTCTTCTACATCTTGAGCGTTTGCGCCTGTAGAAGCTTTAAATTTGCTCATCTGCTCATCTAGATCAGCAGTTGCTTTAATTCCTGTTGCAATTGTTCCTGCGATAGCTGTACCAACTGCAGCAAGTCCACCTACAACAGATACCTTCAAAAAATCGGTTAAACCGCTCATTTTGCTTTTAAAACCTTCTGCTTTTTCTTCTGCTTCCTTCATGCCCTTAGAAAATTTTTCATCGTTCAACTCTATATTAAAACTATATGTCGCTAAATCAATAACTGACACATTACCCCTCCTTTCTTACAAGAGGTCTTATTCTTTCCCAATCTGGCTCTGTTTGCTTTAATCTTTCTGTTTTTCTTAGTTCTTCTGCGTATTCGGGATTTTGCATTAATTCAAACATTTTAAAATGCTTGAGCAAGGACAAAAATACTGCATAAGGAAGATTCATAATCTCAAAATAGCTCATTCCGCTTTGTTTTATAAGAAATGCAATATTAGCCATCATTTCAATTTCATTATTATTTTCATAAGAAACCCCCGAACCTTTTAATTTGATTCGAGGGAATTCGAGTTTGGGTCTTCCGCTATCTCCTTAACATGCTTCATCATTTCGCTTATAATGATTTTCAAGAATCTAATATCATCAAATCTCTCTTTAACAAAATCAATTGTAATATTTTTACTTTTGTCTAAACTCAATATATCAGTAACTATCTGCTGCATCTTTTCAAGTGCAACTGCTTCATCTTTGATTTTCTGAATATCTGCTGCATATTTCGATAACTTTATAACAAATTGAGTTGATATTTCCCCAGGAATGGTATAGCTTTCGCCCTGTGTATCCTTAAAAATAAGAGGGTCTTTCACTAATACAGATAAATCTATTATTTTACTCATTTGTTACATTCCTCCATTATTAAAATTTTAAAAGGGTAGAATATACTACCCTTAATCTGTAAACGTCTCAATGAATTCAACATAATTTCCGCTATCGTCTGCTAAAGCAACAAATTCATAATCAACAGTTAGAGGCTTTTCATCATCAAAAGTAAACGACAAATCTCCGTCGAATTGTGCCTTGTAGATGTTTACCGTCAATGAACCGCCTGTTTTCTTTTTGTGTACAAAACGCAAATAAATAATAGGAGCATCGTCTTTTATATTCAAAACGAATTTTTCTTTGCCAGTAGTTTCATCTTTAGTGAAAGTTGAACCCAGTAAGTATTTAGCAACATTTTTCATAACCCATGTCATTATACCAGTGCTAAAAGTGACTTCTTTGTCTACTACAAACTTTCTAATAAGCCCCCTATTTGCTGCTTTTACTTCTTTTTTCTCGGTTTTTATCTTAATTGAAGCACCTGATTCAATTGCACCTATATTAACAAGTGCTTCTTCTTCCTGCGTCGTAAGATTAGACAAATCTGCTATTTCGCTTGCTAATCCGATGTATAATTCACCCGAACCCAATATGATAGGCTCACTGGTCTGATAATTCATTGCCATGATAATCATCCTTTCCTATATTTTTATCAAAAAATACAATATTATTTCATAGTTTCCTGTTTCTGGATTTTTTGCCATACCGCCACCGTTCAATAATTTTGTGTTGCGTATTGTTGTATCATTATCTTTTATTATTATCTCATTTCTGGTATCATCGAGAAGTTCAATTAATTTTTGACGAATCGTTAAAAGCTTGTTTAAATCTTTGCCAATAATGTTAAATTCAATCTGATAATCTTTTATATAGCCACCGTTTAATTCTTTATATTTATAGATGATATAATTATCCGCATTTATTTCTTTTGGCTTTTCAATCAACCAAATAAATTGACCGCCAAGAAGATTAATTAATTCTGTATTTTCTATGAGATATTTCCTTATTACTTTCAAATCTATATCACTCCTTTTCCGGAGCTAAAACTTCCGCTATTTTCCTTTTTATGTTTTCTAAATTTTGGTCTACTGCTGGCTCTAAATATGGTTGATGCTTCTCAGCCCAATACGCATATTCTACATTAGAACCTATAGAACCTTTTGTTATATTTTCTTCTGTCTTAACGGCATGTGTAAGACTCCTTTTTAGCGTGCCTGTGAAAACAGGACAAAGTAACTTTGCGTCTGCTTCAACTATTAATAAGCTTTCTAAAACCGCTTTTTCTCTTGCTTTTTTGATTCTCTCTATTTCATTTTGAAACGGACTATTGCTCATATAACATCAACTCTATGTAGTCATCCCATTCTATTATTTTTTTGATAACAAATCTTTGATTATTATATCTCACATAGCCACCTATTTTTAAATCAAGATCTAAATCACAAAATACACGCTTTGTTACCTGTTCATTATAGCCGTAATCACGATATAACAAATCAGAAGAATACGGCTGCACATCACAATCTATAGTTTTTATGACTGTTTCTTGCCCAGGATGATAAATTCCGTAATCGTCTGTGTAACCTTCGGATATTCCTAAAACTTCAATTTGTTTATCATAAAACATATTCGCCCACCACCTTTATTTTAGGCTTAGGCAATATAGCTTTAATCGAATTCGGAATACCGTCAACAATAGATTGCGACCTTGAACCCTGCGTCATTGAAGTAATACCGATTTTATCTTTGTTTTTGTAAAAATAAATTGCTAAATCAACAATAGCGTTATTATATTCTTCGGGAATTATGTCTAAGCAAGAATAGTTTTTGACTGCCAGTATTGATTTTTCTATATAGAAATTCAATATAGTATCTTTATAATTATCTGTAATTCCTAATAATAATTTCATTAATTCAAGCATGTTTTATCCCTCCAACTTCTGGAGTTCAGCAATTATTTCCGCTTTCTTTTTCTCAGCAACATCTACACCCTTTGACATTGCATATCTTCGTAATTCTTGCCAGCCCATTTTTTCATATTTGTTTTCTACAACCGCATTATTTTTATCATCAAGGGTCTGCACTAACGCAAACCCCTGATGTATTAATTCATCTCTCTTAGCGGCTGTATCAACAATTTTTACTACATTCAATTTCTGTAAAACAAACATTGATACAACCTCCTGTTAATCATTAAGCTAATGCCTGCTTGATATTGACGAATATACCATTTAGTTTATTATGAGGGATGAACAAATCGTGATATTTCCTCAAATCAATCTTCCAAGCATGTGCTGTCTGATTGACAGAAGGGTCAAATATCCTAGGAGTATCAGTTTTAGAAACTGCTATTACTGCGTTCTGTGCGGAAATAATCCAGTTAATATCCTTTGCGCTTGCATCAGCCTCAAAACCGCCTGCTTCCTGTCTTAAAGTTGTACCATCTTTGAAAACATAAGCAGTTTTCATTCTAGAAGAAGGCACACGAACAACAGGAATACCATCAATGCTTTTTACTTTCATTGTTGCGTTACCCTGCACAAAATCAACTACTTCAAGTTTCTTTTCCATTTTATCAGCAGTATCAAGTATTCCAGCAATTGCCATATTCAAAGATATAACAAGAGGCACACCTTCTCCCACAATGTCATATACTGCATATATATCATTCATTAATCTTGTTAAAATATCGCTTGTGCTTGCAGTATATCCACCGCTTGCCCTATTGTTAGCTATTGCAAGAGAAGCAATTTTGCTGTACCTGTATGCGTCAACTTCGGGAATTACCTGCGAACGCTGGAATTCGCCTAAAACTGCGCCTGCTGTTGCAACAAAGTTAGTTTCGTCAACATCCATAGCATCAAGTGTAAATGTTCTGCCTCTGTCCATTGTCAAAGTGTGTGTTTCGTACGAAAGATTAACTGCACCTTTTACAAATCCGTTGCTTCTGTCATAATCAGCAAGCCCATCCATTATTACCTTAGGTATCTTAACTTCATTACCGCCATTATATTTAACCAAATTGGAATTAAGTTCCATCCATCCTGATGTTGCACCTGCAACCATTTGAGCATCAAGCTCTGTCTGAAAAACTTTTGCATATTCTATAGTATTTGCCATAAAATCACCTTGTCCTTTCTTGAAATTAATAGTTATTTAAAGCTTTTCTGAAAATTTCTTGAATAGATTTCTTATCTGTGTTTTGTGATATTGGAGGAATGTAAGAATTGTCTTTTATTTTTTCTTGAATTGCTTCTTGTAGATGTTTGTTAAAGATTTTTTCAAACTTTTCAAGATTTTTAATTGTGTTTTCTTCATCGTCTGCGATAAAATAATCGATTAAATCTGTCGGTAACTTCTTTTCAGTTGCTATTTTCAAAGCTTTGTTAGTCAATTCTTTTCTGATAGCTTCTGACTTTATTTTTTCAAGTTCTGCTTTGACTTTCTCAAGTTCAATATCCTTTTCAGATTTTTCAGGAAACCTCTTTTTGATTTCCTTTTCAATCTCTTTTTCAAGATTATTTTGTTTCCAGGTTTCTAATGCTTTTGAGAAGAATTTGTCATTGATTCTTGAAATGAATTTCTTTCCTTCTTCCTCTTCAATCCATTTTTCAACCTTCTCCTGCGTTACTTTGCCCAGTTCCGCAAGATAAGATTTTAATTCTTCATTCTCATTCATATTTGTTTCTATCCATGTTTTTACTTCGTTAAACTCCATAATTAACCCCTTTCCTGCCCTTATAGTTCATCAAGCCCTATAAGTGCAATTTATTTTTAAAAATATGATAAAAGCCTTAAACTTACGTCTAAAGCTCAATTAACGTTAACTAATGCCCTTGAATTTTGCCCATGTTTCGTAATCGAAATAATCAATTATCGGTTTTGTGCCTGTTTCATCTTTGATGTTTTCTCGCTTTCTTGTTGGATTCCAGTTTTCAACAACAGGTATAATACAGCTTCTACAGCCGACATGAGTATCTTCGGGAATTTTAGGCTCATCACCTAACTGGAAACGCTTGCCATCAAGGTTTTGACATATCTCAGATGTTTTCTCATCTAACGTTGCGTCAAACATTACTTCCTGCACAACTCCCGATTCTTCGTATATATCGCTTTGTGCCTGTGTGACACAACGGGCAACTTCGTTAAAAATAAGCCGTTTTGATTCATAAGCCGATACGCCAAAATCATTTTTTATTTGTCTTGCAAGCTTTTCAGGAGATTTTCCTTCAATCATAGCTCGCTCAACATCACGTTTTACCCTTGACACAAGCTTTTCTTTGTTGTTCCAGATTCTATCTGAAAACATCTCACCCTTAACCGGCGTTTTGACTGCCGCATTAATGAATTCGGGTCTTAGAATACTGAAATTAATTGATTTTTCAATGCCTTTTTCAACAAGAAATGCTGTTTTATAATAAGAATCCTTATAAACGTCAGAAAGAATGTTTGTTGTATGTTCTAAGTCAATATTGCCAAGCTCTTTTGCTTGCTCAATCAATTGTTTTTCAAGCTGTTTTAATACTGTATAACGCTGTTGCTTGCTTATTTTTAATTCCCCATCTTCGCTATATTCCATATAAATTTTTGCAATTTCAGCCCTCACATCATCTAAAGCCCTCTTATATGCCTGCAATATAGGTTTTATATTCTTTGTAGCGTGTTTTTCTGCTTCCTGCCTGATTTTTTGAATATCTTTTTTAATATCACTCATCTACAACAACCCCATCAAGGTTTATTCCTTCAAATAATTCCTTTTCTTTCATGAATTGCTCTAATTCAGCGTCAGGATTTTCAACAAAAGGTAATAATGATAATGCTGTTTTCTGAGATATAGTGTTTTGAAGTTGTGTTATTACCTGTGCTATTGCGGCCAAGTCTGAAGGCACATTTGGACTGAATTTCAATTTGATTGTCCTATAGTCATACTTTTGATTAGTCGTTAGCTCAATATACTCAAAAAATCTTTTTAGTCTTTGTTTTATAACAACTTCTAATTGACTCTGCATTAGTGAGCATTTGTTCTCAAGAGAAATAAGCCTGCTTCGCATAGCTAAAGATGAAGTATTTGACTGCATTTTCTCTTGATTGTTGATATGTGAAGCAATTTGATATATTTTTTCTTCGATTGTTGTGAGTAAATTCTGAATAAAGCTGTCATTCAGATTTTTAATCAGGAAATTAACACTTGCGCCTGCTGGCACTTGTATAACACCCGATTTTTTCATTTTTAATAAATCAGTTTCTTCTACTTCTGCGCCAATAATAGTAAAAAAGGCATTTCTAAAATCCGAACATTCGTTTACTAAGTCGGAAATAACGTTATTATAAGCATCGTTAAGAGATTTTATATCGTCTATTTCCGATTTTCTTTCTGCATTGCCCTGCATTATATTTACAGGCACACCTTTAAAAATATGGGTATTTTCGCCTATTAAGTTTAAATTATCGCTTTTTAATTCATAGTGTAATATCCTATCGGGCAAATACACATCAAGGAATTCTCTGTCGGTTACAAACTTTTTACTAAATAAATGCAAAGCTAAAAGTACATTTTTATCCGCTGTTTCATCCTCCAAAACATAGCAGTTAAGCGGATTTAATACTGTTGCCCTGAATTCTCCGTCTCTGTTTATGTATTCTAATTCATACGATTCCCCGAAAATTTGAGATTGTTTCAAAAGTTCCTGATCATGTACTTTTGACCAATGAGAAAAATTCAAATCAATAAGATGTATCAACTCAGTATCGTTCACAAAAGATATATAATTAACAGGATTAGCCAAAACATAGGATACTTCTTCCAGGATGAACCTTCTCGGAAAATTGACAACAACTTTCATATTGCTCCTTGCGTCTTGCATGGCATAGTTATATAAAATATCATGTTCGCCGTTGAAATATCGCTCATATACTTTATATTTAGCCTGCCTGTTTCTCAACTCATACAGGCAATCTTTTATTATTTTTTCATCTATCAATATATCACCTTCATTCTTTGCATATTCTTACATTACCGCCAAAATAAGTATTACAAAGCTTTATATAAGCTTCTGGACACCGCCAGAAAAGATAATCAGCAATTGTTATTATGCTTTCATAAGTTCTATCTTGAATTAACATTTATTACCTCCCAAAAAGCAAACTTCTATCAAAAAACTTCAAAGGTTTTATTACTTTTATTTCATCAATCCTTGCATCAAGCATTTCTAAAGCATCAGCAGCATCATCATGTCCTACTTTTGAACCTCTATATTCAAGTATTTGATTATAAAAGTCTTCATCTTCCTCGCAAAAGATAATAAAGCCATTATTGACTTTTCCTGCAATAGCCCTAATACGATTTTCTTTATTTCCTAGCTGCCTTTCTTCAACAATAACAATATTCCTATACTTTAACATTGAATCTTCATCAACCAATTTTTGCAACTCTGCTGCAAATCTGCCTTGAAATGTGTTTCTTTCGATTATGACATGAGTAATTTCAGGATATTGTTTTAGCAATTCAAAAACTGTTTTTACTGATTCATCGAATTCTTTTTTGTATATCATGCCTTTTCTAATATATCTATGTCCGCTTAATCCTCTGCTGCCTATACAAACCGCCGTATAATCGTTATTTTCGCCTGTCTCTACTGCACAATCAACAGTCATCATAGTCCTGTCAAATTCAATTTTTTCCATTTCCATCCTGGGAATTGTTTTGACGTTGAAGAAACATCTTGAACCGCTTGAATTTTCTGCAATATTCATCATTTCTTGCTTAAAAGCATAAGGATTATTGAAATAGCTGATAGCTAAAGATAAGCAGTCCCATTTATCAGGCCACAAAACAGGAAATTGCATTTTGTCGATATTGTCATAATAATAATTCTTTGCATCTATTTCAGCATATTGATTTTTGTTATCAAAATATATTTCTTTGAATTTAGTCCAGTATTCATCACTAAACAAAGCATCTATATCATTAACAAGAATAGCACGCTTGATAATGCTTTTAAAACTCTTTTCTTTTAACAATCTTGAAATAAAACAATCCGGAGCTAAAACAGTCCCACAAACCAGAAATTTTGTTGCCGATTTTATAACTTTTCCGTCTCTTACAATCGCTTCATCACCAGCAAAGAGTATATCTTTTGTAAAAGTATCCCATTTCTTTTGCTTTGCTTCGTCAGTCACTATATCGTTAAGCCCCTGCGTATCGTCTAATATAATCCTATCAGGTCTCTTGCCTAAATGCTTCCTGCCTCTTATACTTGATGTGCTTGACAAAGCAAGTATTTTACAGTTGTTTGTTAAATGCAGTTCATTCTTATTTACTGTGAAATTCTTTGTATCAATTAACTTTCCGAATGTATAGAGAATCAATTCATTTTCTTCAAGTTGCTTTCGCACATCAAAAATAAAGTTTTGAGCATCCGCTTCAGTTTTACCCATAACAATCTGAAAAAATCCTTTTCCATAAACTGCCTGATGAATAACTGTTGCAAGTGTTACTATTGTACTTTTCGCAAATCCCCTAGGTAAACATAAAACTAATCTATCAAATTCATCCTTGATTAAGCATCTTTCTAATAAATCCCAAACTTCAAAATGCGTTTCTGATAATTGTCTGGCTTGATTATTTGGCTTCGATACAAATATATCCTGAAGCCACATCATGCAGAAATATTCAAGTGATTTTTGCCCTAGCCACCAAGCTAGGCCGCCATAATCGAATAATGTATTCTTATTTTTTTTAATCAAAGCTAATGCCTTTTCTTTAGCTTGCTGCTCACTTATTTGTTTTTCTTCAGTAAGATATTTTTGCAAATATTTATATAAAAGCTGTTTGTTTTCTATTGTGTTTATGACATCTTGCATAGTTCCTCCTTCCGCTGAAAATGGGCATAAAAAAAGACCTTACTAAGAAGGTCATAAAATAACTATACTACATAAATTAGTAGAATAACAATTATTTACAATTCATCATCAATATCAGGATACCATCTAAATATTGATGGCTTAGTAGAATTATATATATCATTTATATCTACATTTAATATATCTGGTTCGTCATAATTAGTCCAACTATAATAACGTCTTGTTTGTAAATCAATTTTTAAATTTGGGTATTTATACCACGAATCATAATAACCACCATAGAACTTTTTATTTGGCATTGCAGAAATAACCGCTTTCGCTAAATTCTCTTGATGGTTTTTTAACTCTTGTCGTAATTGATTTTTTTGTTTATCAGTATATTTTATGCTAGTCATAGCGCCTTCAAAAAAATCGTATTCATATCCAATTTGAATCCAATAATCGTACTCTATAAATGATCGAGTGTTTTCTACAATATTAAAAGTAAACTTAGTAGTACCTATACATGTTTTTAGTTCTGAATAATTGGTTTCTAAAAATGTTTTTAACTCTGAAAGTGAACTAATATTTCTATTGCTAGTAGTTAATGTAGACGTAGGAGTTGATACTGGATCAGATGTAGATGTTGGTGCAATAGAAAAAAATAATTTATTGCCATTAGATTCTAAATCTAATGCCACAACAGGTTTCTCATCAGAATTATCAACAATAAAAACTTTATATCCTTCGTATTCAACATTACTAGTTATTTCGTTTTCAAAGCTTGGCTTTATACCTCTTATCCAACGAAAATCATTATCATATTTTATACCTTTACTATTATATTCATCAAAATTTAATAAATATAAATTAAAACTATTTGCATTACTTATATTTTTAATTTTAATCTTAAATTTAGCTAAAACATATTTTTTCCCATCTGGAGCTGCCTCATTGTACTTATCAGCAGACTTTATTATATTCCATGCTTCATTGCCAGATATAACTTCAGTTAATCCTATATTAAATTCAATCGTACCAGAATATCCTAATTTATTCATAGTCATTTTTACATCAAAAAAATCATTTACTCCCGCAGGATTTGTAAAAGAATTTCCTCTTGAGGACGGAATTTGTATTGGTTCTGTTGTCGGTACTGACGTTCCCTTATCATTTACACTAGCTGTTTTTGTTTTACCATCCCAAGTAACTTCTTTACCTAATAATTCTGCAAGCTTCCTCATAGGAAGATATGTAGTTCCTTTATATGATATACTAAAAGGTACTTTTTCCCCATTTGAAAGAGTGTAACTGTCTCCTATTTTTGCTACTTGAACCCCATTTATTTTAATATTTACAGAGTTAAATAAAACGTTTATAGAATCTGCAAAAACATTAACGTTTAATAGTAGTATACATGATACAACAAAACCAATAATAAATCCTTGTAATCTTTTCATTTTCTTCAACTCCCATATAAGTATTTTTTGTTATTATATCATATAATTAACAACATGTGTATCTCGGAGTTGAAAAATATTATAAAAAATTGTGGAGATAACCTGACCGCCTTCTCCCTCTGTGAATTTAGAAGGATACCCCCTAATCAATTTCCAGTTTTTTATTTTGTTAATTCCTTCACATTATACAAAATAGTTCAAATGTCTAATTATCATTCAATCTAATCTTGATTTCAGCTTGTTTTAGCCGATTATCGGCGATTTTATCTCTGTGAAACATTCAATTTTTTGAACAAAATTCTGATAATACAATCTCTTATTTTCTTTAAATTGCTTTAATTTTCTATGCTGTTTAATTCTAAAATTAGCTTTTTTTATCCATCAAATGGAATTATTAACAATGTTTTGATGGGAATTATACCCATAAATGGAATTAGAAAATGTAATACAATAGATATTTAATTACATTCTATTCGTAACATAATGCATATTATATAAGCAATTATTCTTCAATCTGTTCCACTTCTTCAACCTGCTTTAATTCTGCTTCTATCATATCATCATCTATTATGTTTTGCTTAGTTTCAGCAGTAACTATAAGTTGATTAGTCACCCTCCCTAATGCTCTTTCAATCCACTTTGATAATGCAGCTTCCTTTGTTCTGCTGTCATTTGTAGTCATGGCAAGCTTCCAGTATTCTTCTATCGCAATCGGCAATCTATAATAAAACTCTTTTTGACACTGGTCTTTGATTTCCTGCAAGCGTTCGTTTAGTTTAGCAATAAATTCCTCATCTTTGCTCAGCCACTTGTGTAATGATGTTCTCGACACCCCTACAAGCTTTGCAACTTCTGTTTTTGTGTACTCTCCACTTGCTAAATAATCTATCGCTTGAAGCTTTTTATCATCTAACATTCGTTAACCACCTCCAATTTACAAGTTGACAATATATGCTAATTTAACATACTATTCTTTTCTCCTAATGCTGCCCATTGACATAATACAGGATAATATTCTGTATATATTTCATCAAGCATTTCTTTTAACTCAATTGAAATATTTATAATTATACTTTTTTCTTCATCCGTCATTCTGTCATATTCTCCACCTGTACAAGATACTATATCATCAATGATTTTTTGATACTCTAAGAATTGTTTTTCACTTATCATATTTATCTCCCTTTTTTAACTCATTGAGAAGTTCATTTTTTGATTTTGCTAATTCTTTTTTTAGACAACCCCAGATTCTTTTCATTAAAATGTTATTTTCGGTATGAATAATGCTAATAAGCATTTGCTCTAACTCAACATCTGACAAACTATTATTTTCCATATAATACCTCCTGTTTTAAAATTAATTTAAACAAACTAAAATTAGCAGGTAATAATTTTATATTACCTGCATGAAAAAATGGCTATAAAATAAAAATATAAAGCGTACAACAAACTAAAAAGGCAAGTCATCATTTTCATATTCTTCTATATATACATCTTTATATTGATTATTTGTCATTCGCTCAGCAACTATATTATTAATTACATCATGCTGCAAAAATGTGTTTAAAGTTTTACCATATTCTTGCAATTCAAAAAATACATCAATATTTTTTCGCCAACAATATAATGTTGCTTCTATACCAAAGTCACTACTCAATAATTCAATCATTTCTGCATATTTTCTGATATCACTTACATAAAAATCTTCTTTTTCCCAGTAATTACGACCAAAGCAGGAATAATATTTATCAATAAAATATTGTATTATCTCTTTAATGTTATTATCTATATGTGCATACTCTAGATTATTTTCTTTATTATCTACAACAGAAAAATTGTTTAATTTGTTAATTTTACTAAGATAGTTTTTTATTATATTGTCACTCAAAAAATGATGAATGTTCCCATCTGTTTCTAGGTTACTAGAAGAAAAATGATAATCAATTAATTCAATCCACATTTCACTATTTATGCCATACCTAGAAGATAAATCATCTATCTTTGAATATACATTTTGATTGTTTATCTTACTATGGATTTTTTTATATGCTATTTTATATTGCTCAAGATAGTAATTAATAATCATATCTTTTGATAGTGTAGATATCTTATTATTTACAACTAAATAATGATAATCATTATTTTCTTCTTCAACTGCTAAAAGAGAATTAATAAAATTATTTTCTTTTCTAGTATCATTATTATCATTTTCTCTGTTGTAGGAAATATTATTAATTAATTTATTATTTATATTATTATTATATTCTTTTATTATTTCATTATTATTATTTATATTTTTATTATTATTATTTATTATTCGGTATTGATTCGTATATAATGGCATATTGATATCAATATACTGCATATCGTTTTCAATATACTGTGTATTGATATCAATATCACTGTTTATTGATTTCGATATACTGTCATATTGATTTGTATATACTGATATATTGTTATCAATATTATTGTTTTCCATAGTATTGATATCCATATTATTGATATCAATATACTGATAATGTCTTATTTTTTTCTTTAGTTGTTCTATTTTTTCTTTGCCTTGTTGCAGATACTTGCTTAATTCAGCATCTAAAACAGTAATATATCGCTTCTTTGGGAAGCCTGTAATAACACACTTAATTAAATTTAATTTTTCTAGATTCTTTATAGCGTTTGTTTGTGCTGTTTGTGATAGCCCTGTTGATATTTTGAGGTCATCATACGTGCAGTACATATAACCATCATTTAGCATATTTTCTTTTTCATAGTAATTATATTTTGATACAAGTTCACAAAAAACAATTGCTTCATTTAGTCCAATTGATGCAATTAGATTTTTATTTACAGCAATAAATCCTCCATTATCTTCCATTAGTATTTTTTGAATTTCTTCCGCTCTCAAGAATATCCGCTCCCCTTTCTTTAAAATTCTTTATTTCTTCCCAGATTTCCCCTGTGTTCTCAAAGAAAAATACTGTAGCAACATAATTTTTCCTGTCGGCTTTGAAATCAACTAATTTGAAACCTTTTTTAAATAAATGTCTGGCTAAACTTGGTGTGTATATAACTACACTATTATTCATGCTTTCTACTCCTTTTAGGTTTATTTTCTGTTTTTTGGCAAGGGAGCGTTACCGCTCCCCAGGCTATTTCCTCGTAGCCTTCTTTTATCGAAGCCCAGTTAGTTTTCTTTTTTGGTCGGAGGAAGGCGGATTTGCACCGCACAAAACTAACAAAACTTACTAATTATGCCAATAATAGCTGCGTGAAAATTACAAGTTATTTATTTGTATCTTCTGCACTTGCAGAAGTTTTTGACTTAGATATGTATTCCTCGAACACTCGTTCAATTTCTGGCGTTCGTTCAAAATACCATATTTTAGTTTTTTTGAAGTTGTTAAACTTAAATCCTTTTTGTGTTAAATATCTCATCATGCTATTTGTATAGACTTTCAAATACTTTTTGTTATTTTCCATATTTTCTATATCCTCCCATATTATTCATTATATAAATCATTAACAGGATTAAGGATGTCATCCAATTCCTGCTTGATTTCATGGTAAAAGTATTTCAAATCCTTTGTTTGCTGAAGCAAGTTATCATCAACAAATTCAAAAATCAAGTTTAAATAAATCAAGTGCTTTTTAGATAGTCGAATTAAATAATTATTTTCATCCTCAACAATGTATTTTCCTATATATTCCATATTTCGATAAAACCTCACTTTTATTAATTTTTAGCATAAAAAAAGGTTTTGAGGCTGCACGAATAAGTACAGCCTGCATCGAGAGATTATTTTAATCATTATAGAATGAAAGGAGAATGCAAAAATGACTGATAATATATTAACGCAAAATGCGTTAATTAGCGTAATAATGAGAATCTATCGTCCAAAAAGTCATTTAACATTAATAATTGTTCTTCTGGAAGATTAGCTGTACCAAGTTTGAATTTATTTAGCAAGCTAACATTAATCCCCAGTTGTTTTGCAACAAAATTACATTTAAGTCCGTAAGTTTTTAGATAGAATCTAAATTTTTCTCTGACTTCGCTTTGTTTTAGTTTCATAACCTCCCCTACCCTTATAAAAAATTGTATGAATTTTTTAAAAAAATTTTCTTGACATATTGTGTTTTAATATGATAGTATTATCGTAGAGATTTTATGCGTTGATTTTCTCTCCATTAGATAGAGAATTGGAAAATTGCCTTCTAATACAGTAATTAAGCAGGTTTCAAGGTATTTTTCGGAAAATAGAAATTTATCTTGAAAATACCTTGAAATGCTTGATATTACTGTGTTTATGCCGATTTTTGATATTTGTGTTTCTTTGCACATTTTGAACAATATTTTTGTGCATTGCTCTGCTTTATTATTTCTTTTCCACAATCAATACAGTTGATATATTGCAGTCTATTATTTTGTTGTTTCTGTCTCATTATTTTTATCTTTGATAGATTTTTTCTTATATTCTTCACTATCTCAAAACCGAAAATTTCCCACAAAAGCGTTTTATATGCCTTTCCTTTAAGATGTACTAGTAACATATCAACAATATCCTTAATCTTATACTGCGAAAATTCTTTTATAAATTCTTGTCTTAAATCTGCATACATAGCCTGTATTGCTTCTCTTTCTGCATTTTTGTTTTTCCTGAAAAACTCATTTTTTCTATTATCAAGTTTTTGGTATAATTGTATTACTTTTTCATCTACTTTGATTTTAGGATTATTCATCAAAAATTTGTAGTAAAACTTTGTTGCAGGAAATGTATATTTTTCTTTTGTTTGTTCCTCAAATATTCTGCAAATTCTGTTTACTGTGCTATTGTTGATTTTTGCAACCTTATTTTCATTTTTATTTTTTGCATACTTGAAAAAATAAGGCAATGGCTCTTTCGATAATTTGTTTATTTTTTTCTCTAATTCTGGAGACAATTTAGGCATATATTTTGTTTTAGCCGCATCGATTGAAAAATTTGTTAATGCTGTAAGTATTTTTATCAAATTTTCATCTTCTTCAGTTCTATTTTCTTTGTTCCATAAAATGCTAATCATGTTTGAATATTCGCCAATTTTGCCGCCATATTCAAAGGCTTTTTTCAGGCTAGCATAAATTGATTCTTCGCTTATTTGTTCTGCGCTTGCCTTTGCCATTTTATAAAAAAGCGGCCTTATTTTCTTTTCCTTTAGTTTTCTTTCTGCTGCCTGAACAATAACAGGTTCTGCGATTACTAAAGCAATGTCTCCATCCACATCAAATTGTAAAATTTTGCTTATTGAATCGTGTATGCTTGTATATATGCAAGTTGTATCAAACCATTTCTTAGCTTTTTCACTTAGATTATTGATTCTGACAGCATGTTCAAATGATAAATGCGGATTTCTGCATACATCAAGCTTTTGATTGTTATTATAAAGTTTGCAATACATTTCGCCTTCTTTTAATAAACCTTCTGGCTTATCTGTGTTGCAAAATAACCACTCGCAAAAAGCATACAAATCAGGAGCAATGAATACATATCTTGATTCCGCTATTTCTATTTTTCCTGCTTTTGCTTGTTTCCTTTTTGAGGCAATAGTATCTTGTAAAACTTGCTTAAAATAAGGGTCTTTTATGATTTCAGGGTACAATTCAAAAGCTTGCTGAAAAGCATTTCTGTTCTTTATTCCTGCATTTATAATTTGTTTCATCGCTTCAATATCTGTATGAGCCGCCTTTAAAAAATCTAATGTCTTTTTAGTTATAGCCTTAATTTCATCATCAGTCAAATCAAGCGTTTGAAGCATTTGATAAGGCATTTGCTTGTCTTTGTATTCTTCTATCGCTAGCTCTCGAGAACATATACCTGCTGTGCAACCATATTTTTTGAACGCTTCTTTGTATTCTTGCCAGTTATCATAATATTTGCACATCTTGAACATCGACTTTGTAAATATATACTTTATCGGCTTTCCGCTAGCTTTCTGATTAGTTAAACACTCGCCTGTCAATATATTCCATTCATCGTCATATATATCTTTAACAATATGCTTTGCCTTTTCATGTTCATTAATAAATCGTACAAAATCAAAAGGCACTATTAGCCCTTTGAGCCAGGGTGCTCTAAACACAAATGCTTTTTTACTAGTTTCCGGCAAGCACATTCCGCATCCATCTGTATGAGTGATTTCTATATCTTCTTTTGTAGGTGTTATTGTAAAATTTTCTGTATCAATATAATTAACTTCCTCGTTTATTTTTGTAGAAAAATCGTCTACAACAATACATTCATCAATGTCAAATCCTTTGAATTCATCTGTTGCTGACATTGTTAAAGCTTCATAGGCCAAAAACTTTGTGATGTTGCAACCTTTTTCATTAGTTTCCTCATTTACAACAGTTTCATTAATTCTGTCAATGCTTAGCCCGCATAATAATGTTTTTTCTTTAGCTTCAAATATTTCTTTATTAATCGAAACTATTTTTTTGTCCCTTATCTGCCCTGCTGATGATGTGAAAAACTTATATTTTCTATTTTTGAAATAGAATCCGTTTTCAATCAACTGTTCAAGCACATTGTAATAATAAACATCTATAATAAAAATATCTTCTGTAGTTGTACCTGTTTCAATTCCGAGTGTTCTTGTAAGAAAGCTATCAAATACCGCTACTTTTTTTGTTATTTTTATTTCTTTATCATTTTCTCCAGTCTTGCCTTTTTTAATGATAATATGGTCTTTAATTCTTTCTTCGTTGAGAGTTCTAATTCTTTTATTTTCAGATATTACATCGTCTTTAAGCAAAGCATTAAGCTGATTATATACTTTGTTTAATGATTCTAATAATTCTTTTTTTGTTTCATCTGTCTTTTGAATCTCAGAGATTAAATTCATCAAATTGTTTTTAGTTTCTTCAATGTTGTCACATTGAATATTATATTTTTTTATTATTGCAATTGCTTTATCAATATGTTCAGTATTGATGTTTTTGAGCATATTTTCTTTTATATTCTCAAGTTTTTGAATATTTGACTTAATTAATTCTATCTTTTTATTACTAACCATATTTTGTAATTTTTTAATTCTTTTAACAGCAGATTTTCTTTTTGAATTTTTATATTTTTCAGTTATTTTTTTGGCTTTTTCTATGCACTTCAAATTTTGATTTTTTACATTAATTATATTTTCGATTTTTATAATGTTACTTCTTATTTTTTTGTAATAGTGCATTGTATTATATATTTGCCTTTCATCGTCTGTAAAAAAATCGCTTGTATCTACATTGTATACATAAACCTGCTTTTGCAACAAAATACATTCCCCTTTCGTTTTACGCTGCCAAGTATTTACTTATTTTTTCTTTTACATAATCAACTGAAAAATGCAAAAATGCAAGTGGCCGATGCGGATCAAGCTTTGTGTAGTAATTATGTATCCAAATTTTTACTCTTTGGATATTATTGCTAGTAATGTACTGATTAACAGCATTAATTTTTCTTTTTAGGTCTTCTTCCAATCCTTTCATTAATTCATGTCTTTGCCTTTTTGTTCACAAACATTTTTTAACCATGCGTTTGACCCTCCTATGTTTTTTATGAATTTTTTTAAGTATATCTTTCATTCTCTAATTGTATTATATATCCATACATTATATTTGTCAAGCATATAATTATATTTTTAACATTTATATAATTTATATTGGCAATATTAATTATAAATATAATATTATTTTTTTTTAATATATATCTAAATATCTCTCATTATCTCGATTTTGCTTTAATATTTGCTATATTATATTTATATTAATAATAAATTGCTTGACATTCTTATAAAATATAAATATAATATTGTATGGGTGATAAAAATGAAAGATTATATAATTTTAACTGAAAATATAAGAAATACTATAAAAAGTGAGCGTAAAAAACGTAAAATACCAGGTATTAAATTATCAGAGGAACTCGGCAAATCGCCTGGATATGTTTCCCATATCGAAAAAGGTGTTATTAAAAAAATTAAATATGAAGAATTAGAGAAGCTATTAAAACGCATTTTAAATATTGAAGGTGATGAATTAAAAAATTATATTGATAATTTATTACAAATAAAAGATGACGAACAAGAAGATGATGATTATATAGGACAATTGTCTTTGTTTGACTTTGATTTGCACGATAGATACTACAGGATCATGCGAACAATCAATGATAATCTGACCCAAATATATCGCAAAGTTAACAATCAGGAAGATATGCTCAAATTATTGACAAACTTTAACTTTAATTTAACCTCAATGGGTGCTAACTTTATGTTAAGCCTAATCGGTTTGCCATTTTATGAGATTGGTAATTTATCCCTTGAAGCAAAAAAACAAATGTTTAATGAAATTTTAGATGTTTTTAAAAAATATCTCGACAACAATAAAACTAATAATAAATAAAAAAAAGACACTTTTATTCACTTTTAAAATCAAATCTAGTTTTTGTTCAATCGACGTAACGTCGAATATTATATTTATATTTTGTCGTTATGACTTCCCATGTTAGGAAGTCATTTTTTTGTTTAGTTATAGATATATACACTATCGCCTATTGGTAACTCATCTGTATCAACTTCTACTATTTGCATTTGTCTATGTAGTGCCGATTCTTCGTTGTATTCCTGCAAAATATTCAATACTTTTTGAGCATTTTTTTTTTTAGCATAAAACCTAGTGCCTAATAATCCTGTGTACGTGGTATACAACCATTTATTTTCATTTTTGTTCACCATTTGAAAAGAAAAATCCGATAGATAAGTTTTTGTTTCTTTGTCCTGAATTACGTACATATAAAATCATCTCCTTTAGTTTTTTCTTTAGTTTAACTCATTTTTGCTTATTTGTCAATAAATTTGATTAATTTTTTTTATTATATTAAATTATCTCTTATTTTCTCTTAATTTTATATTAATACTTTGTTTTTCTTGTTATAGCAATTTTATATTTATATTTTATAAATAAAAAATACCCTCAACGGGTATGTAACTAACTATATGCTCAACATCTGTATTGCTTGTCGTATTGCTTCACTTTCTGATATATTTTTTGTCTGACAATATTTTTTTAATCTATCTGTAGTAATTGCATCTAATCTAATAGT